CGCCGGCCGGATCCTTCGCCGCGAAGGTGGCGACGTACCTGGCGCAGAACCAATCGAAGGCGGCCATCAATCAGGCGACCGCGCACCTCGAGCTATGGCTGCAGGCGCTCGGCCGCGACCGGGCGCCGCTCACCATCACGAAGGACGAGATCAACCAGGTGATCGATGGCTGGCTGCAGGCCAAGCTGGCGCCCGGCACGGTCCGCAAACGCCGGATGTGGCTGCGGCAGTTCTTTGTGTTCCTGACCGGCGTCGATGGCGGGCCGTGCCAGAAGGCGACGAACCCGAAAGAGCCGAAGGCCGGCGCCCGTGGGATTGACTACCTGGTCATCGAGAAGGCGCTGGCGAGTATGCCAGCCTATCGATCCGCGAAGCGCGGCACGGTCGGCCCGCCGGCGCTGGCGTTGATTCGGGCGCGCGTCATGGTCTACACCGGCTTGCCGCCCGGCATCCTGCAGGCGGTCGTCGCCGATGACCTCGACTTCGTCGCCGGCCGCCTCCACGTGCACGGCCGGCACAAGGGCGACGGCGTCGAGGAACGGATCCTGCCGCTCACCCCGGAGGCGCTGACGGCGTTTAAGGCGTTCCACGCGGCGAACGGCTACGGCCCGTTTTCCGTGTCCTCGATGGGGCGGTCGGTCAAGGCCGCCTTCCGGCGCGTCGGCTACACGCGCCACGTGCGGCTCTACGACCTGCGCCATAGCTACCTGACCCAGGTCTACCGCATCACCCGAGACACCGCGACCGTGGCGCGGCTGGGGATGCATGCGGAGGGTTCGCCGATCACGGCCCGCTATACCAAGGGCGCCAACCAGGAGGTGGATGACGCGGCGGTCGCCGCCTTCAGCCAGGTACTGGCCGATCGCCGCCGCGGCGCGCTCAAGCCGGCGGTACACGAGTCGGGACAGAAGTTACCAACCAAAGTTACCCGAATCCGCTAACGCCTACATTCCCATAGGCTTAGCTTGCGCGGCCCCATTCCTTTCAAGGCCAAAACACGGGTTCGAATCCCGTTGGGGACGTCCCGCCAAAACCCCAGAACAATCAATGAAATTGGGCCCGAATCGCGTGATTCTGGGTCTCGAAGGCAAAGGCAGTAGAGGCCCATTGAGTGCCGTAAATACCCGTTAGTGGGGCCAAAAGTTACCAGGAAAGTTACCAAGTTACCGGGCAGGACGGAAGCGGTAGGACTGGTTTACGTTATCCCCGTTATCAGACTTTCGACGATATTTTCGCCCGACCAAACCGGGCCGCATCGGCCGGGTGATGCAGCGGTTCCAGTCCGCTGATGTCGCGCAAATACTGACGGGCCAGCAGTGCCAGCGCCACACACCGCGCCGTGTATTCCGCCGTGCCGACGGCTTCGTCAATGGCCTTGCTCAGATCGCGCATGTCCTGTAGCAAGCGGTCGTGTTTGTCGTCAGTCACCGTGCCCCCGTGGTCAGCCCGCCGCCGCGCCGGGCGGCTTTATCCCCATCGTTAGCATTCGCACGTCACTGAGCGCGTGACGATACCCCTGCATATAGGCGTCGCGAAACCGCTCGCTCATATCCACGGTTGGCGGCACGACGACATGACTACACGCGGGGCCGACGACTTCATCCGGATCGGATAAGGCGTGTTTTAGTTGGTCTAATTCTTTCTCCGTCATCGCGCCGCCTCATATCGCTTCCGCGTCAGGTCGTAGCGCATGACGCCGGGATGCCGCTTCAGGAAGGCGTTGAGATCCTTCGACGCCTGCGGCTGCGAGATCCCGAACTTCCGTTGCAGGTGTTCCCGATTGATAAACCTGTAAACCAACAGCGACTCCGCGATCCATTCCATGCGATACCGCTCAAACCAATTCGCCATTGGGTATACATTATAGACCCATGCCGCAGGCGAAAGTTTGTCTAAGGTCTGATAAGGCGGCCTATGTTACCTATCGCCGTGACAGGTTAGGTCACGATCAGCAGCGACAGGATCCACAGCGCCAGGCCGGCCGGCACGAGCTGCACGCGGGACGGCACGCCCAACGCCGCGACGACGAAACACAGCAGCGCCGCGATCAGCAGGACGAGACGGATCGTGATCATACGTCCCCCGTAATGGTCGGCGGCCCGCCGCCGCCAAACCGCTCCGTAAATTCTTCCGCGCTGATGACCTCGGCTGCGGCGCCGGTGTAGCGGTTCGAGATGACCCACTCCGTCGAATGGACCACGACCCAGCCGGCCGGCAGCAGCACGCGCGGTTGACCGTCGCTGAATAGCGGCGGATCGCCCGGATCGATGACGACACCGATCGGCAGCGGCCCGCCCTCGAGGTACTGCTCCCCGTAGATCTTCAGCGGGCGTTCGGTATGTTGGGCCTGGTTGCCAGCGGGCGGAAAGGGTGCAGCCATGTTAGTTACAGGGACACATACGCGCCGTGCAGCGTGACGTTGACACCCGACATCAGCGCGTTGGTCATCGCCCCGCCGGATCCGGCGCCGAACACTTCCAGGGTCGAATTGCCGGCCGTCCAGGTCCGGATATGCGTGGCGCCGAACCCTTCATACAACGACACGCTCGCGGTCGGCGGAAACGGCAGCCCGGCGAGTTTCGCCGGCAGGCCGTTGGAGTTCGCCGGCCAGATGACCTGCATCGTGACGACGACTATCTGCCCAAACTTGACGTACGTCCCGCCCCCGGTTGAGAACACGAGGCCCGCGCCACTGCCATCGGTCAGCGTAAAGCCGCCCACCCGATACTCAGGAATCGCGCTGATGGACGCGGCAATGGCGGCGTCGATCTGGTTGTACAGCTCCTGCTTCCAGGCGTTATCGATGACGGTGCCGTCTTGTCCCGAACCTGAATCGTCAATGATCGGCGTTCGTATAATCGGCATTTAGGTTTGGGTCTTGATAATGCGCAGCCAGTCCTCGAACGAGAACCGGCGGTTACTGGCGACGACGCGCGCGGTCGGCAGCTGCTCGGCCCGCGGCCGGAACTTCGACCACGTCACCTGCTGGATCCGATAGTCGCCGGTGACGCTGATCGGCGCCGGGAGATCGACATGCACGGTCTGGCCGGACGCCGTGCGCGTATCGCGGCAGGTGTATTCCACGGTCTCGTCGGTGAGCGGCCGGGCCGCGAGTGTCGCCTGGCCACGGGCGCGGGCCTCGGGAATCGACAGGCGGCGATCCTGGATCCACTCCTCGCGGACGCCGTCGGCGAGGTCGAGGTCGGCGGCGAGCTGCTGCTGGCGCGGCACGTCGTCGACCTGGACGACGGCATACACCTCGTCCCCGGCGTTGAGGGCGACGGCGAGTGACCGCGTGCCGCTGGCCGGGATGCCGGTCAGGAGCGGCGCGGCGCGGATGGCGGTGTTGTACTGAATCGGGCCGACCAGCGACCCGAACCCACTGGCCGGGATGCCGGTCAGCGCGCCGGTGCCGAGCCCGGTATACCGCAGCGCCTGCTCGCCGGCGAGCGCCCAGCCGCCCGTCGCGGCGAACGGCCCGGTCGAGGCCACGATGACGGACGTACTGCCAGCGTTGACGGTCCCGGTCGGCGACTGAATCCCGGACGTATCCCCCACCGGCGCCGTCGCGCCGAGCGTCGCGTCCGCCGCCGCGTCGGTGTACGTCGTGGCGGTATTGTTCGCGAGCGTCGTCAACAGCTTCAACGTCGATTGATTGGCCGCGGTGCGGTACACCTTGCGGCCCGTGACGGACGCCGGGCCGGTCGCGATCCCGGCCACGTTCACCGTCTGCAGCACCGGAGCCACGCTCGATGTCGGGAGCTGCTGTGACTGGTACGGCAGGGTCGCGTAGAAGTTATAGACGCTGCCTGGGACGTTGGTCCATCGGGGCGATAACCACAGGCGCCAGGCGCCACCGTTGACGCGGTGCCACACATTGATAAATTTCACGTTGGTATCGGGCGACGCGTCCCAGGCGAGATAGAACCCGTTCGCCCATCCCGGGTTGGTCGAGGCCGTCGCCACGAGGCCGCGCGCGGGTCCGAGCGGCGTCATGTACTGCGTCTGGGTGTTATCGCTGGTCGCGTAGCCGAGCGCCCACTCGACATAATCGCCAATCAGCCAGCCGCCACTAATCCCAGGATCGACCGGATAGCCGTGGATCCCCAGTGAGAGGACCGCCGCCGGGGTCGGCAGCTGCGAGGCGGCGACCGTCGCCACCGGACTCGGCTTCGTCTCGCCGGCGGCCGTCTGCCACGTAAACGCATAGCCGTGCGTGCCGACTTCGATCGCGCCGCCACCGCTCGCGGTCACCGTCGGCCCGCCCGACGGCGCCGCGCCCGGACCGACCAGCGTGCCGCCCGCGCTCGGCACGACGCCCGTAAAGTCCAGATGCCACGTACTGTCCGCGCCGGACTTGCTGACCTTCAGAAACACATCGGCGCCGGCCGTGAACATATCCACGGCTTCGACCGGCAGGATCGTCGCGCCGGCCGGGACGCCCGCCAGCAGGCTCGAGCCGCGGCCCTCGACCAGCACGCGCGTGAGCGCCTGCGTCCGCTCGCGCGACGCCGTGAACCCAGCCAGTGACGGATGCGCCGGCGTGATCGGGACCGGCGCGGTCTGCTGCGGGTCGGCGCCCGTGAACGCATGCACGTCCTTGTGATAATCCACGTACCACGAGGCGCCGACCCGCCGGCAGACGCGCGTGATCGCCGCCGGCAGATCCTCATTCGTAAACGTGATCTCCTCAAGGCTCGGGAGCGACGGATCGACGCCGACCGCTGTAAACCCGTTGGCGCCCGCGACCCGCGTGACCAGATCCCAGATGATGTAGCCCGCGCCCGCATAGCGGTACTGGCCGGTCACCTTGCGCATGCCGAGCAGCCAGGTGTAGTCGACCGCGCGCACGTCGGCCTGGACGTGATGCGGGACGCCGACGTAGCCCTCTTGGACGGTCAGCGCATAGCCGCCGAACAGCAGCGCGCCGTTTGCCGAGCCGCGCCGGATCAACAGTTCGGCCCCGACCGGCGGCACGACGTCATGCATCCGGAACCCGCAGGTGCTCGGCGCCTCGTCGAGGTGGTCGGTGATCGTCAGCGTCTCGAGCAGCACGTCGCCGGCGTGCGCGACTTCGTCGATGGTGACGTACAGCCGGTTGTCGACATAGCCGCCGCGGCTCGCGCCGCCGCGCATGATCCCGCCCAGCGCATACATCCGGGCCTTCTCGCCGGGCTGCAGCGTCGCCATTAGCGCCGGCCGACCCACTGAATGACGACACCCAGGCACAGCAGGATGATCGCCAGTGACTGGAGCTGATCGGTCGTCATACCGGCTCCCGGTTGCCGTGCTGGCGATACGCGCGGCTCAGCGCCTCCTGCACCAGCGTCGCGAGTTCATGCTGGCTCGCGAGCGTCGAGCCGTAGACGTTGACGACGACGCCCCCGGCGCCGCCGCCCGGCACGATCGACCCGCTCACGCGCGGCACGAACAGTTCCGGCCCGCGCTCGCCGACCATGTAGGGCGATCCCGCCGAGACCGGGCCGCCAGACGCGCGGCCGGGAAACAGGCCGCCGACGACCGGGATCCCGGCCTGGCCATACGCGGACGCCATATCGTTCAACTTGCGCAGCTTGCTCTCGGTCGATTCCCCGTAGCCGATCTGCGTGTACATGTTCTGGAACGAGCCGGCGGCGTACTCGACCGCGTTGCCAAGCGCCTGGTAGCTGCTGACCGCCGAGGATGCCGCGGTGGCGGCCTGGGTGGTCGCCTCGCCGGCCGTCTGCACCGACGTCTCGTAGTCGTCGGCGACGTCGCTCACCGCCGCGAGTGATTCCTGCGCCTGCAGTTCCGCGAGCTTCATCGCGTCGAACTTATCGACCAGGACATCCAGGCCGGTCGCGGCTTTCGAGAGCCAGCTCAGATCCTGGCTGGCGATATCCTGCCAGACATCGGACAGGCCCTTGGCGTTGCTGGTCGCGAGCGCCAGCGCCTTCGCCACCTGTTCCTCGAGAATCTTCGCGTGCTCCTTGTCCTGCGCCGCGGCCTTCTGCAGCGTCGTGCGGTACTGCTCCAGGGTCTCGCGATGGACGCCGAAGCGCGTGGACAGCGTGTTCAGCGAGATGTCGTAGGACAGGAGTTGTCGGTTGAGTTCCGGGAGATCGCCGCGCTCGCGCACGCCGCGGATCTCGGCGTACATGGCCGCGAACGCCCGGCCCGCTTCACCCGCGGGATTCTTCGACGCATTCAGGACCAGGTTATGGTCCTCAAGATCCTTGTTGACGATGCGTAACGCCTCGTCCATGTCGGTGATGTCGCGCTTGGCAATCCGCGAGGCGTTCGCCAGGACGTCCAGCCCGGCGCCCTTCTCCTGGGCCTTCAGCCGGTCGAGCGATCCGTTGAGATTCGCGATCTTGGCATCGAGGTCGAACAGGTCCGCGATCCACCGGCCGATGTTCCAGCCGGCGATGGCCGCGCCGGCGGCCAGGCCAGCGGTCCCGAGCAGCCCCATCGACGTCGCCGTCTGCCCGACCGCGGCGCCGAGTTCGCCGATGGCCTTGCCCGTCGTGCCGATGTTGATCCCGACCGCCGACAGCACACTATCGAACCGGCTGAAGTCCTTGGACCAGTTCTGTGTGGCGATGCCGGCGTCCTGCATCTGCTTGGTCGTGACGGTGAACCGGCCGGCCGCGTCGTCGGATAACTTGGCGACCGCGGTCGTGGCGGTCGCGGCATCGCCCTCGAGCTTTTTCAGCGTGCCGGACGCCGCCTTGACGGCGGTCTCGAACTGCGAAAAGTCCGCGGTGAACTTGGCGTCGATCGCCATTAGCTGGCGGCCTCGTCCTCGGCCTGCAGTTGTTCGATCAGCAGCTCGTACACGTCAGGATCCAGTTCACTCACCCACTCGAAGCGCCAGTGACAGCGGCGGGCCACCGCGAGCTGGGCTCGTGTCGCGCGTCGCCAGTAGTCACTTTTTTTTCCTGCCGTGCCGCGGCGATGGCCTGTTCGTGCGCCTGGATGGCCGCCAGGATTTCCTGATAGTCCGGATACTCGAGGTTGGTCAGCGCGCCGGCCACGACATCCGGTGGCTGGTTGCGGATCGACACGACGTGGCCGGCGTCATCCGTGATCGACCAGTCCAGTAGATACGCCCCGATGACCGCGTGGCCAAACTTCAGCGGGTCCACCTTCTCGTCCGCGCCCCGCATCCGCGCGTACATGTCCAGCGTCTCGCCGGCATTCAAGCGGTTCTTGACGATCAGATAGTCGCCGTCGCTGATGGCGATGCGGACTTCAGCCGGACTCACGAATCGAGACATCAGGACTCCGGCGGCCCGAGCACGGCCGCGAGTGTGCCGGCGCCGAGCGTGGCGCTGACGACCGGCCAGCAGAAAAACCCACCCTTCCGCGGCGCCGTGAACTTCAGCGGCTGCTGGCGCAGCTGAAAGGGATCCGCGCGCTTCAAGGTCGCCTGGAGCGTCCACTGACCTTGCGGCGTACGGGCGGCGGTCCAGGAGGTACAGACGGCGGCGGTGTGGTAGCCCCAGACCACCGTCGCCTCCTGGCCGCGCAGGGTGACCGTCCCCTCGAACATCGGCTTACGGATGGACGCCGGCGACCCACGTCGTGCCGTTCCAGTGCGCCCGGGTGCCGTCGGCGAGCTGGATGAACTGCCCCGCGGTCCAGTTCGTGGCCGGGCTCGCGGTGATCGGACTCGCGTCCGACAGGTCGGCGAAGTTGACCGGCGGCGACGCCCCGGCCGGCGTGAAGGTGCCGACGCCGGTGCCCGGTCCGGCGCCGGTCGCCACCACCTGGCCCGGTACCGTCCACGGTCCCGCCGCCTTGAAGTCGCCCGAGACCTTGGGCGCGTCGAGGCTGCAATCGATATCCGCGCCCATGTAGGCCAGCCCCTGCCAATAGAAGCTGGGTTCCGTCGTGTTCGGCATCAGCTGCAGCGTCCCGGGTGTCGGCTGCATGGCCGCCTTGAACAGCGCCAACTCGGCCGAGTTCCAGAACCCGCTGAACGTGCCTTCGATGTTCATCAGGCCGGGGATGTAGACCTTGTTCGTATCGCCGAAGCAGCTCACGTCCTCGTAGTCGTTTTTAAAACTGCCCTTCCAAGTGTTGATGGAAATGATCTGGACGAGCGCCGAGCCGCCGAGCGGATCCCAGCTCACCTTCCCATAGCGTCCGGTCTTGATACTCATGCTGACTCCTTAGGCGGCGGTAACGGATGCGGCGCCGTGCGCGTACAGACGGGCGATCAGGGCCGCGAAGGCGGATTGCTGATAGGTCGTGGCGATCGGCCAGAACGTCGGCGTGGCCGGCATCAGGCCGCGGAACTGGCCGGCCTTGTTGTAACGGGGCTTCGTCCCGGACTCGTAGATCGAGCCGTGCGGCGCCCGTTGCCGCAGGGTCGCGCCGGCGAACACGCGCCCGCGCGCCGGCCGCAGGACCAGGCCGCGGCGGAGGTTCCCGGTCCTCAGCGGATACGCCGCGCTGATGGCCGCCTTCGCGTCCTGGGCGGCGGCGAGCAGGATCGTGTTGCCCTCGTCGATCAAGGTCTTGGGCAACGCCTGTAACTCGTTCTGCAGCGTGTCCATACCCGTCCAATTCACCTCAAGTCGTTTGGCCATCAGTCGAAGACCTCCCGGACGCTCACGACCAGCTCCGCGTCGCGTTCTTCGCGATTGATGACCGCATCGACGTGGTACGTCTTGCCCTTTAAGTGGACGCGCGTATCGGTCGAGATGCCGGGGTGATAGCGCCCGATCAGCGTCGCCTCGCCGGGCGTTTCGCTCAGGTGCGCGCACCACCAGTCCGGCGGGCTCAGCGGCGTACCGGCGCCGTTGTCGAGCGTGACGTGATGCCGCAGCATGCCGCTGTTCATGCGACGCTCACGTCCCGGTAGGACGACAGCGCCCGATCGACCACCTCGAGCGCCTTGCGCAGCAGTTCGGCACCCTCGTCGCCGCCGCGCCGTTCATAGAACGCATCCAGCGCCAGCTTGATCGCGTTGCGCACCATGCGCGGCGCCGTCGCGGCGGTCCACGCCGGATCAGCCGCGGCCCCGAGCTTGG